ACTGGCCAATGAAATCATGGAAGTGAGACAGTTGTTCAGAAGATCAGTGGGATCACGTTCTGGTGGTGGAGATGGTGGCACATTGTTTGAACCTTTCAATCTAGCCTACACCAATACCTATCTATTGTCCAGTACCAATCTTGGCGGAATTGCCACCTACAACATGTTTTCACAATATCAAGAATTGGTGGGCAGAATGTTTGGAAGTTTTATTGAATTCAAATGGAATCCAACCACTAAAGTATTGACACTGTTGCAGAGACCCAGAGCCAACGAAACATTGCTGTTGCACGCTTATAATTTCAGACCTGAAAGTCAATTGTTGCAGGACTACAAAGCTAGAGAATGGATCAAAAGTTATACCTTGGCCAATTGCAAATACATGCTGGGCGAAGCCAGATCCAAATTCAACACTGTGGCAGGTCCACAGGGAGGAACCACACTGAACGGTGACAGTCTCAAAACTGAAGCTCAAGCTGAAATGGACAGATTGGATGCAGAATTGGCCACTCAAATGGCTGGCGGTGTGGGATATCATTTCACAATAGGTTAATATTTCATTGACAATTGGTTAAATTTAAAGTACAATAGTACTTTATTATGATCATCGGAATTTGCGGATTAATAGGCAGTGGCAAAGATACCATTGCTGACTATCTGGTTGAACAACACAATTTTCAAAAAATGTCTTTTGCTGACAAGCTCAAAGACGCTGTGGCTCAAATGTTTGAATGGGATAGACAGTTGCTGGATGGCAAAACAGATGAGAGTAGAGTATGGCGTGAACAGCCAGATGCATATTGGAGCAAAGAAGTGGGCAGCACAGTAACTCCTAGATTGGCTCTGCAAAAATTTGGCACAGAATGCATGCGCAATGGATTCTACGACGGTATATGGGTCAGTTTGGCCAAAAAGAAAATTATGGATAATCCTCAAATAAACTGGGTGATTCCAGATGTGCGTTTTGTGAATGAAGCTGACATGATCAAAACAGTGGGCGGTAAAGTATGGTGGGTCAAAAGAGGCACACTGCCATTATGGTTCAAAATATATCAAGATGTGGGGGTAGAACCCAAAGACATACACGCTAGTGAATGGGCTTGGGCTAGGTGTCAGTTTGACACAGAGTTAACCAACAACAGCACTGTGCAGGATCTTAGAAATCAGGTACAAGGTCTCCTTGCACCCATTTAATGCCTTGTGCTTGCAGCACTCTTTGACAATTGGCACATACTGTTTTTAAATTATTGAATCTACAATTGTTGAGATTGCCATCCACATGGAACACATTGAATTGCTGAGGATGTCGGCTTTTATGTGAGCATTTATCACACTCGGTCTTTTTGACATATCCTGATTGTTGCCATTTGGGCTGACCCATGGGCTTGCCTTTGTAACGCACACACAACTCACACTGACTTCTGTAAAATACCTTGTTTGCTTTATGATAATTCACAGCACAAGGGCGTTGTTTGCAGGCTTTGCACAAAGGTCTCATAACGTATTTAGCTGCCCTTTTTAGGCCCTTTTTGCTGGGTTTAATTAGGTGTGTTTTTGAGCGTTCAGAATAAATACATTCAAATAAGTCATAGATAGGAGAAAACAATATGGCACTAGTATCACCGGGCGTACAAGTTACAGTAATAGACGAAAGTTTTTATACACCAGCGGAACCAGGTACAGTTCCAATGATTTTCATTGCCACTAGGCAAAACAAAGCAAATGCCTCAGCCACAGGCACAGCGATAGGAACGACAAAAGCCAACGCTGGCAAACCTTTTTTAATAACTTCTCAAAGAGATTTAAGTGAAACTTTTGGTGATGCAGTGTTTGTCACAGACACTAATAACAATCCCATTCATGGTGGTGAATTGAATGAATACGGTTTACAAGCAGCATACTCTTACTTAGGAGTCAGCAACAGAGCGTATGTGGTCAGAGCAGACATTGACCTAGGAGAACTAGAAGCATCAGCCACAGCTCCAGAAGCTAATCCTGCTGCAGGCACATATTGGTTTGACACTGGAAACACATTGTTCGGAATATTCGAATGGAATTCTAATCCAATCACAGCCACAAATGGTCAAACATTCATAAACAAAATACCCACAGTAATCACATCATTAGAAGTAGATCAATTATTGAACGAAACTCCAGGCAATGCTCCCAAAGGTTCAACAGGAAAAATTGGTGATTACCTTATCAATGCAACCACTGCATTCAATGATTTGTACTACAAAAATTATCTAGGCACATGGGTAAAAGTTGGAAGCACTGCTTGGAAAGCCAGTCACTACACAGTGAAAGGCACTGTGCAAAATCCAGCATCTGTTTCAGGCACTTTTACAATCAATGGCACATCAATCACAGGAGTATCTTTAACTGCTGTGGTATCGGCAATTAATTCAGCTGGCATATCAGGTGTAACAGCAGCCTCAGTCAATACTTCTTTGGCAATATTTTCAACCACATCAAACATAGTGATAGCATCTGTTTCTGGAACCATACTAGCAGATTTAGGATTGACAGCAGGCACATACTACATACCACAAGTAACCACTGCTTCCCACACACAGGTTCCATTGTATAAATCCACTGATGCTAATCCAAGACCCACTGGTTCTTTATGGATCAAAATCACTGCACCAAATTTAGGTGCTAGATTCAAAGTTAAAAAATTCAACGGAGTGACCAATCTATTTGAAGATGTATCGGCTCCATTGTACAACAACAATGAATCTGCCATTTATAATCTAGACAGAACAGGTGGTGGAGTTAATATACCACTGGGTGCTTTGTATGTGAATTCCAACAACACCAGCGATGAGGTTGATTATAGAATATTAAGAAAAGAAAATGGTGGAGCCACTATTATTAAATCCAGTGTGATTACCACTCAATTGATTGCAGGCAATTACACATTCACCATGGCAGAGTCCAAAGTTAATCAAGAATCTTTAGCAGCAGCAGTGACAATCACTTTATCTTCAGCCACTTTAAATGCAATGTCTGGAGCTTCAGGTGATGCAGATAAAATTGCAGCAGCGATTAATGCAGCAGGATTTACCAACATTCAAGCAAGTGTGGATGAACTCAATCGCATAGTGATATCGCACAATCTTGGTGGAGAAATTAAAATTACTGACACAGATGATCTATTAAGTTTGGCTGGATTTGTGGGCGAATCAACCACAAATTTATACAATGATGATCAAACTGACGGTTCAACTAATCCAGTGGTACTTAGAGCTTCAAACTTTAAAGTATTATCATACGTAGCAGGCACAAACAACCCAACCAGTTTGACCGCTGACGGTAGATTATGGTACAGTTCAGTGGTGGACGAAGTTGATATAATGTATCATAATGGCACCACTTGGAAAGGTTATAGAGACGCAGCAGCATTTCCAACCACTGATCCATTGGGACCAATTGTGTCAGCCACTCAACCAACCAAACAATCTGATGGCTCAACAAACCTAGTGACTGGTGATCTATGGATTGATACCAGTGACATAGAAAACTATCCTAAAATTTACAGATGGAATTCAATCACAGCAAAATTTACTGAAGTGGACAATTCAGATCAAACCACAGAAAATGGAATCATATTTGCTGACGCTAGATATGGTACTTCGGGCGCATTAAGTGAAGAGCCTGCTACTATTGAAGCATTATTGACCAGTAACTTTTTAGATTTTGATGCTCCAGATCCAGCATTGTATCCAAAAGGCATGTTGTTATTCAACACACGCAGAAGTGGTTTCAATGTGAAAAAATTCATGAGAAATTACATAAATGTGAATGAATCTAACACTAGATTCCCAGAATCAATGTCTGGTTATTATCCTCATAGATGGAAAACTGAATCTGCAAATCAAGTCAACGGTGCAGGCACATTTGGAAGAAAAGCACAAAGAGCAGTTGTGGTACAACAACTGCAAGCAATGTTGAATTCTAATGATGACATCAGAGATGATGCATCAAGATTATTCAATCTTATGGCTTGTCCTGGTTACCCAGAATTAATCGGCGAAATGATCACTTTAAACTATGACAGAGGTTTAACAGCTTTTGTAATAGGAGACTCACCGTTTAGATTGGCTCCAGATGCTACTTCTTTGAACGAATGGGCGACCAACGTGAATCTTGCAGTGCAAGACAGCGACACAGGATTAACATCATTTGATGAATACATGGGTGTATTTTATCCATCAGGATTTACCAGTGATAATTTTGGTAGAGATGTGGTGGTTCCTCCAAGTCACATGATACTTAGAACTATTGCATTGAGCGATCAAGTTTCTTATCCTTGGTTCGCACCAGCAGGCACCAGACGTGGTGGCATCACTAATGCTTCTGCAGTTGGTTATGTAAGCTCTGAAGGAGAATTTGTGAACACAGTATTAAATGAAGGTCAAAGAGACACATTATACACTTCCAATGTTAACCCTATCACAGTGATCACAGGCGCAGGTCTTGTGAACTATGGTCAAAAAACCAGAGCAAGAAACGCATCAGCATTGGACAGAATCAACGTGGCAAGATTGGTGATTTACTTAAGAAGTCAATTGAATAAATTGGCTAAGCCTTATGTGTTTGAACCCAATGACAAGATCACAAGAGATGAAATCAAACAACAAACAGAAAGTTTATTGCTAGAGTTAGTAGGCACTAGAGCACTGTATGACTTCTTGGTCGTGTGCGACGAAAGCAACAACACTCCAGCCAGAATAGATCGTAATGAATTGTACTTGGACATAGCAATTGAACCAGTCAAAGCAGTTGAGTTCATCTACATACCGTTACGTTTAAAAAACACAGGAGAAATATCAGGTTTATAATAAACTTATAAATACTAGCAATAGGAGAAACAATGAGTATATCTACACTATCTAAATTAA